AATCGCCTTTCAGCTTCACCTCGCGGTTGCGGGCGCTGTCCCGGTCATCGGCGGCAATCTTTTCAAGATCAACCTCAATCCGCTCCATTGCAAGTTTGAAATCGTGATCCTGCTTTTTCAAAGCGAGAAGCTGCTCTGGCGTGGCGCTGGCGATGGCCGCGCTCACCTCTTCCGGCGTTCCGTCCGGGCGGCCTAGAATGGCGTCAGACAGGGCTTGCGCGGCAGTCCCGACAAGTATCCCAGCAGGGCCGCCGATAACCTTGGCGATGGTCGGAGCGACGGCCATGATAGGCCGCGCAATGTCTTTCCAGTCCATTATTCCCCATTCCTTTTCTGAATAATCGCCACCACAAGCTGCATGATAACCGCGCTGCCCAAATGGCCGGCGATGGAAGCAAAAGCCGCCACGGTAAGCGGATGCGTCAAGCCAAGCGCCATAGCAATGCCGCCGCCGATTAAGCCGCACATAATCGCGCCAGGCGTTTCCAGTGCCAGCATTTTCCAAGAAGGCCTGCGCCGCTCACTTTTCAATTCGCGCGATACCGCCGCAAGCCATCCCCCGAAGGCCGCAACAATAAAAGACACGATGGCTTCATCCCGCGTCATCGAAATGGCCAGAAAGGAAGCAGCTTAATAGCCAGCGCAGTCATTGCGCTGGTGAAGCCCGCTACTGCCACCATAACACGCCAACCGCCAGCCGCACTATCCATCATTGTGCGGACGGCCTTTAGATCGGACGCCATATCCTCAATCTGCCGTTGCATTGCTTGAACCTCGGCCTCAAGCCTGCCAAAATCGCGTGGATCGATCGGTGGCATCTCACACTCCATAAAGCGGCAACTTGTAAACCGTCGCCCCAACCTGCACTTCCAAATAGCCCAAGATTGCACCAGCAGTTCCTGCCGTTGGGCCACCTAAGCGTAACCTTCCCGTCCCTTTCGGAATAATCCCGATGTCAATATTTGTATCAGCACCCGCCGCGATAATGTCTGGATTAGTTCCCGATGCCCTCCCGCGCGCCTGAAGGAAATTTACGGAATTTACATCAGACGCAATCGCCGAAAAACCAGTCCCGCGCGAATTACCAAGTATCGCTGACGATGATCCGTTCGCCATCAGCCTGATATTTGTATTTGGTTGCGTTGGCCAATTCGCTTGAATTGTTGGAATGGTCGCATTGGACCGCAACGCCAAGATCGTGTTGGCGCTATAATTGGTCCCGCCATTGGTGATCGTGATACCAGTTACCGCCCCGCCAGAAATTGTAGCAGTCCCAACAAATCCAGCCCCAGTCCCTGCCGGGTCAAAAGCAAAAACCGAAGGGGCCACGTCATAATTTGTGCCACCAACAAGGCTTGTAATGCCAGTGATAACGCCTCCGAGAATGGTAGGGCTCACGGTCGCGCCTGATCCCGACGCCACGCCCAAAACAAAACCAGAAGACCGCTCGTTTAATTCTTGCTCCGAAGATCCCGATCCTGTGACCTCAACGTTATTTAAAGGCGTTGTCGCACCGCTGTTGTCGAGAACATCGCCAAGCGCGCATCCATTGAAAGACGAATTGGAAATTCTGATGTTTCGGGCACCGTTCTCAACGCTCACGCCGTAGCGGCAAACCGTGCCTACGCCTTGCCGTCCGCCGAATTGGCAGTTTGAAACTTTAACCGTTCGCGACGTCCCCTCAATTCGCATTGCATCATAAGCAAACAGGTTACCCAAACCATTGAATGCAATCTCTGCATTTGTGATTGAAACATCATCAGCGCCGGTAACAATTCCTTCTCGATTGTTGCCGGTGATAAACCCATTGGCGATTTGCACGCTCCTCACCGCCGGGCCGAAATACATACCGGCATTTGCAATGCTGCCTTGCACGTAAGGAGAGGTTAGCATAAAATTCACGCCAGCATCAGCGCGAATGCCTTCCTCTTGAGGAAAATCAACCTCAAAATCGTGCATGATGAAAAACGCTGGAGCGAATGGCGATGCGCCTGTATCTACCACATCAAGTCCGCGCAATGGATTGATAAACCCGACCCCAAAACCTCGAACTGTCTGAATCGTTCCATCAGCATATATTCCAGTCCAAGTGCGATTAGTGCCGCCAGCGGTCACATTCATTAGGGTAATAATGTCCGATCTGTCGCCAGAGCTTTCGCCATACATATAAATGAAATAATCACCACGCGGCCCGATGCACCAAATGTCTTGAAAATTGCCGACATTGCATTGAAAAACACGAAACCCATTCCAAGGCGAATTAATGCGAAGGTTTTGGCAAGACACCCGGTCAGCGCCGTTTGTATTGACGATATAGCCTCCTGTCATGCTCGCGGCATTGAAGCTCATCCGATCAATACCGCATTCGTCAGTAGCCTCCGCAAGCGTAATGACGTCAAAGTTTCCAGATGGAACCAATACGGTTTTGTTTTCGCCGTCGCCAAACAACCTTTGGCCATTTGTGGCAAGCGTGATGCCGGCGCTTAAAAGGTATGTTCCAGTTGGAGCGTATACGTTTTTACCTGTTGCTGCTGCTGCAATAAAGGCAGCGGTGTCGTCCGCAATGCCAGCGCCTGTAGCGCCATAGTCAAGGACATTTGCGATGGAATTTCCGGTGCTTATCGAAAATTCCGAAAGGCTGCTCAAAATCAAAACATTTCGCGCATCCCGAACAGTGATAGAAAAATCAGGCGCATTAACAAACATCTTTGCCGGCGCGCCATTCCAAACAGGGTAGCCGTTTAATGTGCGGATTGGCTGCGGCGCTGGAATGGTGAAGGCCTCATCCCAATAGACCGGGATCGGATTGCTTTGCGCGTCAAGGCCCGCCGTGCCGATGAAGATTTGACCATTCGCAAGCGGCGCGCCGGAACGCTCGAAGAATTGCGTGAAGGGGTTATTGACGAGGGTCATTGCGTTTGCTCCGAGCGCAAGTTTTGCGCGGTTTGCGTGGCGCTTATAATCCACTGCGTTGCAGCGCTCAATTCACGCGGCGCGGTTGCTTTTTCGGCAAATTCTTGGAAAGCTTGCGATTGCGCCATGCGGCGCGCGGCCTGTTCCATTTTGGGCGTGGATTGTTCTACCGTCGCCTTCGCCATGGCTTGGAATTCGGGCGATGCAAGCAAGGTATCCGCCGCCTTTAAGGGTTCAGACTTGCCGGTTTTCATAAGTGCAGAAGTAATACCAGCAGCCAAACCAGTGCCAGGCATCCCCATTCCCGTAGTAAGCGCTTCGAGGGGCGCTCCAACGGCTGATCTTTGAGCCACTTGGAATATGCGTTGAGCGAGGGTGTCGGCTGGTTGAAGCTGATCACGAATGACATTGATGCGCCCTGTTGTGATGCGTTCCCTTAATGCGGATGAAATGTCGTCCGAAACCTTGGCCAAATCCCGAAGCTGTTGGCGGCTTTCGCGCGGGAGGTTTGCCATGATAAGCGTCATGGCTTGACGGTTTTGCTCTAGTCCCTTCCACCAGTTGGCATAGGTGGCGAAATTCAAAGACCCATCGCGTGCCGCCTTGTTAAAAGCCGAAGCCAAACCAGACGCCATGACTTGCTGGCGCAATTCTTTCGGCACGGCTTCAATGAATTGTGCAAGCTTAGTGACGTCGCCTTTTGCAACGCCCTGAAAGGCTTGATCCATGCGCGCCAAAAGCGAATTGGAAAGATCGCGCCCAAACAGCGCGGTCATATCATCTTCTAGGCCCTTTCGTTGCCGCACGAGAGCCTTTGCTGCATCGCTCAATTCCTTGGCGCCGAAACGCTCCGCAACGCCATTAAGGTCATCGGTCAATAGGCGGTTGATCTGTTTCGCAAGACCAGTATCAGCATCCTTGAACGGCCCTTGCCCGCGCGTTGCGCGCCCCGCCTCGCGGCGCAAATCATCTACCAGCGCATAAGTCGGGCCAGTGCCATCTTCCTTGGGCGAAAGGCGCGTCAAAATGCGGCGCTCAAGCGAAGTCAAAGCCGCGCGCTCTCCCCCTAAATCTTCAAGGCGCCGGTTAATGAAGGTCAAAGTCGTTTCAGGCGTTGCTTGCGTCCGGGCTGGAATGACTTGGCGCAGCCTATCGTAAAGTTTATCAGCAGCGCCTTCCAATTGCGTCACAGTATCCTGTAGCGCTGTTCTCACGGTTGCATTGACCTCGGCGCGCGGCATCCGGCCAGCATCATCAATGATGCGCGTGGCGCGTTCTGCCACGGCCTGCAAGCCCTTAATCTCTTGCTCCCGTAGTGCGGAACTCGGGATGGATTTCACCGCCTGCGAAAGCTCGCGGAAGGCTTGCGACGTGGTGACGTGATCCGGCTGCAAGTGTTCCGCAATGCCAAGGCGCTGCGCTGCCGCGATAGTCTCTGGGTTGGGCGCGGCTGCCTCGGCAAGCCTAGCTTGCGCCCCTTGGCTTCCAATGCCACCACGCGCCGCTGCTCGGGTTGCTTGGACCATTTCATCGGCAGACATGGCCGGCGCAGCTGGGCGCGGCGCAGCGGGCGGAACCTCGGGCGCCATTGCTGCCCCAGGCGCAACAGGGCGCGGCGCAGCCGGTGGCGCCTCGGGCATCGCAGCAGCACCCGGCATGGGCGGCCTAGCAGCAGCGCCAGGGCCAGCCGGTCCAGCGGGCGGGGGTTCCGGTGCGGCGGCAGCAGCACCAGCCGCAGGGGGCGCGTTAGGGCCACCGGGCGGCAATTCTGGCGCAGCAGCAGCCGGGCGCCGCAAGCGCAGCCTTTCAAGGACGCTGGAAGCAAGCGGCCCAATGCCTGGCAGAACCCGCGCCGCCGCTGGAATGGCGCCGCCAAGGCCAGCCGCAAGCGCTACATCTTCTTCGTTAAACTGGCCGCCAGTCAGGACTTGGGTTGTTTCAATCCCCGCCTGTGTGGCGCCTGTTGCTAAGGCACCACCCATAACTGTTGTCGTGCGCCCGGCAGGCGTAAAGGCAAGCGCGGTGCCAGCGGCGCGGGGGATATCGCTAACTCGAAAGCCGGGCCTAATCGCGTATTCTTGGCCATCAATGCTTGACCGCATGATGAAATTGCCGCGCTCATCCTGCCGCACTTGAACGCCTGGAAATTGGCGCTGGATAACTTGCACGGTTTCTTGCTGCCCGGTCGCCATAGTGCCAAGCCCGGCAAGAAAGCTGCGCCCTGACATGGTATTCAATTCGGGCATGGTCGCCCAATCCGGCAAGGTGCGGGTCGCCTCAGTCTCGCGCTCGCTGCCCGTCAC